AAATGGTACATCAGCAATATTAGTTGGAGGAGTCTTAAGAGCTTCGGCTAGTACTGTACACTTATGTTCTTTTTCATAACGATAAGTATATTCCTTAAGCAATTCCATTAATAATGAATGTAACCATAAGTAATTTGCTTTTGATTGTCTTGTCCATACTGTTGATGGATGATTAATATGTGTAGCATGATAGAGCTGAGTTTCACGTGAATCAGGTAGAACCCAGCGCTTTGCTTTTCTACCAGTTCTCGTATGTCCGACTATTTCATTGCCATCAAGATACCTATGAGCAGTAGATAAAAGTTGACATGTTTCAACAATCATTTTAACACAGTGTTTGTCAACATGATATTGCGCACATATTTGTGGGTTTTCATGTAAGTAAAAAATATTCATAATATAATTATATCAAAAAAGTTATTTAATGTACAATTATGCACTTTCTTTTTTAGGCAGTGGAGGTATTAAACCTGCGCCTTCAACAATTTTACGTGTTACTTTCTTATAAAGTTTAGATAGCTTCTGATCTTTAACAGCTATTAATAACTTAGCTTCTTCAGGATGTACATTCTCTAGTAGATCAATAAACAACTGTTCTCTTTTAATTGGTTTAAGATCTTCTCTTTTAAATACATATAGCTTTTTCATTTCCATACGTAAGTTTGCTGGTGACATACCAATTGGTGCAGCATCAGGTTTGTATGGAGGATCGCCAGCAGGTAAATCCATTTTATTTTCTGGAATAAAAGCATATTCAAATAATATCTTCAATGCCATATCTGTTTTATATTGTTCAATGACTTTAGGATCAGAATTAATTTCTTCTAATACTTCAGTTATGTATTTCATTTAAAACTCCTCGATATCGTCAAGTAATAAACGACATTTATTTTTAATTAAATAGTCCATGATTTTCATCTTATCACCTTGTGGTTTACAATTAGTGTATTCCTGTATGATATTATCACGAACTTCTTTAGGTATATAATCAAAGTTTACTAACATAATATTACGTTGATAGTTTCTTTTTTCCTCATCAGTACGACAAGCATCTATACCTTGTTCATAAAACTCAGCCAATCTTTTCTTCATCACTGGCTTTTGTCTTTCTTGATTAATGAATACATCATCTTTACTAAGGATATTTGGTATACCATCACCACTATCGCCTTTAACAATATGTGTAACAATATATTCATCAATTTCTTTTTGACTGGACTCAATGAATTTCTTTTGCATTGGAGACCATTGTCTAACATTCTTATTCTTTTGTAACTGTATAAAGTCTTTATCAGAAGAAACAATTAATATTTTTTGTGGTTCTTCAAATAAACCTTCAGTTAATAATTCATTCTCTTGACTATATTTAACTAAAGCTGCAATGACATCATCAGCTTCTGCTTTATCTACATGTACAACCTTATATGGAAAATGTTCTTTAAGATCTTCTCTTATTTGTGATAGAGTATCAAAGATAAGTTTCCAATCTAAGTCAGATTTTTCTCGATTAACTTTACGCATTGCTTTATAATTAGGAAAAGCATCTCTACGCCAGTATGATTTACCGTCACACGCAATAACTACATCACCATATTCGGGAGCGTATTTCTTTTTATATGATTTAATGGTAGAGATTGTCGCATGACGGATCAAATCAACTGTTTGTTCGGGTGTATTATATTTTATTTCTTTTTGAAACGGTAATATATTTGATAAAGCGATTTGACTATAGTCAAGTATAATCATTAGAATGCTCCTAGTATTATGCAGTCTTGATTTACTCGACCATTTACAGCTGAGCCTTTAGTTTTCAAATCATTAAACTGTTTATTCATTTCACGTTTAGCTACTTTTAAATCTTTAAAGAAGACTTCAGGTTTACGTATCGTCTTAGCTTCAGAAGCTTTAATAGCATAATTAATAATTGTTGTACCTTTTACTGTAAGCCCTGATGTATCTTGTGCTTCATACTTAAATAACTTTCTATTCTTTGTATTATAGATATAAGCAACATCAGCACCAACTAATGTAGCAGGATCGACAGATCTCATATTGAGTTCATCAAACTTAATTAAATATTTCATACGTTTGACAATTACGCCTGGTGCTTTAGGTTTACTTACACGAGGTTTCTTAACGACAACTGCATGCTGTCGACATTCATCTACAATAGATTGTAAGAAAGCAATAAACTTTTTAAGTTCTGCTTTAGTAAAGAAAGAATAACCTTCAACAAGCTGTTCACATTCACCAGCTAGAGCTTCCTGTGCTTCTTTTAAAGGATATTCATAGTAGTCTGCAATCTTCTTAGCAACAGCACCGCTTGTACCATTTTTAAGTAAGAATGCTTTAGTGGAGAAGGAAGAAGCTTTGGTATTGATAAACTCATCAATGGCATAATCAATATCCTCACTTTGAGTCCGAGCCGCATCGATGATTCTTTGATCAATCGATATAACGGGAGCTTTAGGCTTAGACTCTACTACATCATCTTTAGCCTCTTCCTTCATAACTTGTGAATACTTTTCGTATGTTTTGTTGATTGTTTGTTGTAATACATTCATGTGATCTTCAGATAGATAACCACCAGCATCTAGTATCATAACGAGTTTACCTGCACTAACAAGTTCCCAATTAGCTGCTTTTGATAATGTAGATGCTTTTGTTTTATCTGTCTTTCTAACATAGTTGATAACTGCTTTAGCCAATGTTTTATCATCAACTTGATTGTATTGACCTAGTGCAGCCATTAGTGTTGACTGATAGTTTTCTTTAGTGACTGTGATATACGCCGTGCTTTTGAGCCGGCTTGTCATAGCCTGTATTTTAGATTTAGATAACGCCATTAATTGCTCCCATAATTAATAATATAGTTATTATATACCAAATACGAATTAATGTACAATAATTTATTCGGCTTTAGTAATATTTTGATACATCACCTCAAATTCTTCATGTTCAGCAACCTCTTCTTGAAAGTTCTGTTTATGATGAACTTTAATCATTCTATTAATGGTTTTCTTTGGAATTTTATAGTTGTCATGTAGATCATCAACTATATGTTTGATCATATCACGTTCTGCATCAATACGTAATAATGAATTAGATGCTTCTTGCAAAGCTTCTTTGATTTTCTTTTTATCTTCACTTAATAATTGCATAGTATTTCCTGTAATAAACATAATTAAAATGTTACTGATTTGATTGAATCGAACCTAAAAGATCTCCAGGCTACTTTTTCTGTGTCGAAGACGCGTAACGCTTCTTCGGAAAAGGTTTTAGCAGTGCTGGTATCTCCTGTTCCTTGGGGTACATGTTCTCTGGGAATTCTGGAAGTTGAGAGTGTGCAGAGCATTCTTCTCTCAGATCCGTCCCTTTTGGTAAAAATAATGCCGACTTCATTTTCGTTAAGTTTAGCCTTAAGTAGTTCTTTAAAATCGTTTGATGTGTAATCATAATTCTCCATAATATACCTCAAAGTTAATAATAAAAAGTTCTGCAACGACTCCGTCGAGTCTAACCCGCGGAATCAGTCCTAGGAAGTGTCCGCATATATGTATTAAGTGGCGCAGAACTTATTCTTCACCAAAACCAGGACCCCAAGGGTGCGGATCCATGGATGCTACTATTTCTTCTTTGATAGGTTCATCAAAGATCCAACCGTTTGCCTCTAATTCAGCTCGATTACGAGGATCTGCAGTATACTTATCTAAGAACAGTAATTGTCTTAGAATATCTTTTAATGGTGCACCGTTCATACCAAGTCGGTGACCAAATATGTCTTTATGATAGTCAGATAGAGTAGTTACTAATTGATCGTAACTATATTTTTTGTAAAATTTAAGTGATTCTTTTGCACTAAAACTCATAATCTATCTCCTTTGTTTACCATTTATATACATTATATACTGTTTTCTAATTAATGTAAACAGTTTTATGTAATTAAATTGTAACAAATTTGTAACACTATTACTAACATATAATAGTATTATATCAAAATTATGAATTATTGTACAATAATATTTGCGATGAATTCAGCGATGAATTCAATTAATTTCCAGAAACTAATAATTAATAAAACATACCAAACTGCCGTAATTAGTGTTTTCATTAACATTGTTGGTGAAACAGGGCAGACTATCTACCCTGTCCTCGATATTTTTTAAAAGATGCTTTCTTATTTTTATTCATAGTCTGCATCTTTGGTTTACGCCCACCTTGAGAAGTCCGTTTAAAGACTGGTTCGTGAGCTACTTTAATTGTTGATTTTGTTTTCTTTGCCATAATAATTACCCTTCATTGAAAGGTTTATTTATATTATTTAGCAGCAGGTTTCTTGGCAGCAAATGCTTGACCACCAAAGAATGCAGCTACAATCGCAGCAACAGAAACAAAATATGTTGCAGCCATATCACCAAGGATTTTAGCTGCACTATCTAAACCTAATAATACTGCAAGAACAACAGCAAATGGATAGAGTAACATACCAAATAATGCAAACCATGCCATGTTTCTTTGTGCATCTCTCATTGCATCTTGGTCTTCTAATTCTTTTCGTTTAAATTCCAGATACATTTTTTGTTCTTCAGGTGAAACTACTCCATCACCATTTGTATCTGCTGGGTGAAACCCCTTTACATCTTCAGCCATAATAATCTCCCGTTATTTGCTTGTTGCTTTATATGTACCGTCCCAATCTTTAGGACAACCTTCATTCAACCGTTCGAGCATATTCGTATAATATTGTTTCAATTCAGAATTTGCTTTCACTAAGTGTTGAATCATGACAATTGCTGCATTCCATTGACCTGCATAATATGCTCTTAAATATTTCTTATGAGCAGTTATGTCTGCTATGTCAGCAATTGTATATACCTTAACCCCTACAGTTTTACCTTTAACTGCAATGGTATCTAATTCTATTACTGTATATTTATCTTTTACAAGTTTTGCAGTGCCTTCTCCAAGGATAATTCTAACACCATATGTCTTACTTTGTCCTTCAAGTCTTGATGCTAGATTAACCGCATCCCCGAGGCAAGTATAGTCAAAACGTTGACTGCTACCCATGTTACCAACAATAACACTGCCGGTATTAATGCCCAATCCCATTCCGAATGGTGGGATACCTTCTTTAGAAATTTCTTGATTGAATTCATCTAAGTCCCCTAACATTTGTAAACCAGTCTTAACTGCATTAATCGCATGATCATTATCATCTAATGGTGCATTCCAAAATGCCATCTGTGCATCACCAATATATTTGTCTAATGTCCCATTATTATCTAATATCTTTTGAGTCATTGCTGTCATATATCGATTCATAATTTCGGTTAAACCTTCAACGTTATCTCCATAGTGTTCTGATATTGTTGTAAATCCTCGAACATCAGTAAACATTATCGATAGATCTCTTCTTTCACCACCAAGTCTTAATAACTCAGGATTCTTTTGTAGTTTTTCTACAAGAGCTGGTGATAAGTATGTACCAAATTGTTTCTTAATTTGTAATTTTTGATTAAGTTCTGTTATGAATTTAACAGTATAGCTATGTAGATATACAATAGCAAGAGCCAAAATACCGTAAGATATATCGACCAGTGTGGAGGATTGTGTAAAAAGTGTATTGCCACTATAATACATAAGAATCCCAATGAAAATAATACCAAAGTAACCATGTTTCCACCTCGTTAAAAATATCGCAATAATGCCAAGTACTAACCATGCAAGTATCTCGGCTCCATCTGCCCAGTCTGGTCGTTGTATATTCACACCATTTGCAAGTGTTCCTATCACTGCAGCCTGAACATCGTGTGGCCATAGACCACCAATTGCAGTTGGTAAAGGATTAGCTAAACCAGCTGCTGTTACTCCAACAATAACTATACCACCATCAAAGTCTTTTGGTAAATCTACTGCTGAAAATGATTTTGATTTTTGACTATAATCTATCCATATTCGACCTAGCGCATCAGTTGATAATTGACCAACCGCAGGTATCCTCATCTTTTCTATACCACCTTCAAACAATTTAACTTGTACCGTAGAATCACCTACTGCAACTCTTAATGTTTCGAGTGATAAGCTTGGATAGATCTTTTCATTATATGTTATAACTAATGGAATTCTTCGATTGACACCATCAATTTCAGATAGCATATTAGTAATACCAATACCGGCCGCAGCATTTTCTAATTCAGGTATATTTGCTATAATGCCTGGATATTGGATAATCATATCAGAAAACTGTGCATTAATAACTGCAGAACCTGGTGCTTTTGGATTATTTTTAGTTACTTCGGAGGGAGCATTTGATAAAACAACATTACCATATTTGTTAAGTGTTTCGGCCAGTTTAGCATCACCACCTTGTCGATCTGCTTCAGGCATTAAGATATTAAATACAACTAATCCAGCATTTCTTTGATATAAGTCATCTATAATCTTTGCATAGATATCACGTTTAAATGGGAATTGGCCATACTTATCTAATGTTGCTTCATCAATATTGACAGTATAGATATTATTTTCTGTAGGAGTTTTGCCTGCAATTAAAGTATCAAAGTACCTTAATCTCATTGATTCAACGAATGTTGGATCAAGCATTCTTATGTATAAGATAAAGCCTAAAGTAATTAAGGCTAACCAAGGACTGAGTAGTATCTTCTTCATATTTTATTTATTTATTGTTGAGTTAGTGTTGTAGAACATCCACCTGAGGTATAGCATGTTTGTTCTAGTGAAAATGATTGACTAGTGCTACCTAATTGATTTAAATTTAAAGTTGAAGGCGCTGAACCATAAGTTAGATCAATAGTTGCTTGATGTCCACCTGTACCATCTTGTGTTAAGTTAACAGTATGACCATCTCCTGTCAATTTAATATCAGCAAACTTAGTAGAACCTACTGCATTAGAAGTATTCTGTTGTAGTAAATCAACAACATTACTATTTCCTGTAATATCTATAAACGCAGTTTCAGAAAGAGTTGAACGCTGAACCATTGTAACATCATTTAAATCACCAGTAATATTAATCTCACCAAATTGACCACCAGCATTTGTTTCACCTCGTTGATTAGTTGCTACAGTGTTTGAATTACCATCTATGTCAATTCTTAATATATTATCACCACTAGCACTTGAATCTGGTGTTCCAGCATCAAATCTATCTTGGAACAGTGTTAAATTATTACTATCGCCATCTACCATGAGTTCAATCAAGTTAATACCTGTGGTGGTAGGAGCACCCTGGCGGATATCATAGGTATTGTTATTTCCCCACATCTTAGCTCGTTGTTGGTCAATACCTCTGATCTGATTATCACTGCTGTCCTGTAATATGGTTATTGAATTATTTGATCCTGCTTGATCAATGTAGATGCCATTATCATAATAACTGTCTCTGCGTGTTATAGCCTCTGATCGTCTTGTTGCCTGTGTTGAAGTTGGACCTGAACTTGTTCCAGTTGTGGTAGATGTTACTCCAGCAACTTCACTGCCATCAGAAAGATTGAGTCGTATAGCAGTTCCCTCTGTAACTGTGAACGTTGATTCATAGGTTGTGCCATCGCTGACGCCTGATGTTCCACCATTTTGATTTCCTGAGGAGGGGGCATCAACAAAGATAACATCAAAGTAACTTTGGTTGGCATAAAAATGAATTTCATAGACATGGGTGATAGCGGCATTGGAATAATCAACACCCTCTACCCTAATCACAAAATAGGCAGACGATGTGCCACCATTGACCTCACCAGTATATAATGTATATAATCTACGGTCGCCAGGATATACTGCGATATGTGGTTGTGATGGATTTGATGCGGAAAAATTATAATAGGTGCTATTGCCAGACCCAAACGTGACATATCCATTGGTGCCAACATAGGCTGTGCTATAACTGGTGCCAAGAAAACTCACCGACCAAGGTAAACTAACAGCAACAGATCCATCATCATAGTTGCCACTATAA